TATCGTAGTACCTTTCGAACATTTACTTTCTACTTTACACTGGCGCTAGCGCGCACTCTAAAGTTAATTAATTGGTTCAAGCTTACCAGCTAAGTCCTTGTTTTTGTTGACTTTTTTGCGGCCCCCAAGGGGCCCTTCAATGGCCAGGGGCCCCTGTCAAAATTTTGACAACAGTTTGTCAATTCCTTGACTAAGTGTCAGAGAAATGACAATCCCATTCTTCAGGGGTTATTCCTGTCATTAAAAATTCCCTATCATCTGCCGAAAGATGGGGCATAGCTTTTTGAATAAGCAAGCCACCTTTCCAAGCATCTAGTTGAGATTGAGTTACGTCAATCTCTCTAGTGTGGTCTTTTATAGAAATTGGGGAAAGTTTTGTAATAAGCATGAAAATCTCCTATATTAGCTTGATTAAAATAACGATCTGTAAAACTATCATAATGATTGGGCAAACAGTTCTAATTAATTCCATGATGTGAGTGAATTTTTTTAATTTCTTTTCCATATTAAGCAACCTTTCTAAGTTTGTTAAGTTCTCTATTTATAGCCATTTTATAGCCAACTTCTAAATCAGCAGTAGGCAACCAATGAAAATCTTTGTAGTGAGTAAAAGCAACATCAGAAATTTTTGTTGGTTGAATTGTTTTACAAGTTCCAACAGCATAAACAGGCTTTCCAAAACCAAAAGCCATACCAAGTTCAACTAAAGCTCCTCGTTGTTCTTCAGCTTGATCTTCACAATAAAGTAAAACAAAATCACAATCTCTAACATCTTCATAACAAAGTTTCCAAAGTGTTGGTTTATCATTTTGGACAATATCACAATCATCAGTTAAATCTATCCAACGAGCTTTGACATTATAATTTTTCTCATCTCTAAGGACTTTGAATTTATCTTGATGCCAAACTTTTCCAGCAGTATAAACTTTAAAATTTTTTGTATTCATTATATTAACTTTCTATTTATGAGATTTGCAGTTTAATCTAAATTCAGTATGAATTTCCAGTAATCTCTTTTTCTTTATTATATATATAGTTATACATGAGTTTTTGATATAAGTCAACCCTCTTTGTAAGTCCTTGATATATAAGAGTTTTTTTGCGTGTATTATTAGATTTCTAGCCACAAAATGTAGGATTCGTTTTTTGCGTTGCATACAACATATAGTATCGGTTAACATGTTAACTAAAAAAACCCTTTAAAATCAAGGACTTAGGGCGGCGGGGCCCTATTAGGGGCCTACGGCCCCTTGCTGGCGCCTTGAGAATGATTCTCATTCTTACGTTGATAATGATTCTCATTAGCAAAAGGCGATAGTTAACGTGTTAACAATCGCTTTGGAAGTGGTAGCTTTGGTGGTGGAAGTTTCGCATCTTCTTTAACTTTACGTAAATTTGAATAATTTCTTTCATTATGTAGATAAGCCAAACCTCTTTTAGCTCTAAAAATTTTTATTTTATCCATATTGAATGACCTCCTTTTTTGACTTTTTCAATTGATTTTAAGGCTTTTTCTAGTCTTGTATTTGACCAAGTCAAAAGCTGAAATTTTCTTTTCATGCTTAAACCTAAAACTGAATATTTTGAAATTTGATTTATTATCTGTATTTTAGTCATTGGCTAACCTCCGAAAACGTAAAGAGTTAAAAGGGTAAGCTGAGAAAAGAAACCTATTGAATTGGAAATTATATAAACAATTAGCTTTCTTTTAATTGCATCAGCTAAGTAAAAAGCTAAACCTGCAAAAATTAAAAGTATCATTTCCAAAGGTGGCAAGGCTTTTGAAGTTCCCATAATGTGAGATATGATTGTTGGAAAAGTTGAAGAGTGAATTAATATCATTCCAATGAAACCTAGTGAGTTGTCTTTTAATAATTTTATAAACATTTTTTTATCTTTCTATTTAGTTAATATAATAGTTATAGCAATTAAATCAGCATAAGTCAACCCCCTTTGTAAGTCCTTGATATATAAGGGTTTTTCGGAGTGTGTATTTTAGTTTTTGCTCCCTAAATGTAGGATTCGTTTTTTGTGTTGAACACAACATATAGTATTGTTTAACGTGTTAACTAAAAAAACCCTTTAAAATCAAGGGGTTAGCGGCCAGGGGCCTACGGCCCCTCATTTTTTTATGTAGCTGGCGCGTTGAGAATGATTCTCATTCTCACGCTGATAATGATTCTCATTCTCAGGCAGGAGCAGGGAATTTTTTCCAAATATGAGAATCAAAAAAGTTTGGATTCTTGACAATTTTAACCTTTTTTCTTCTCATTAAAATTTTATCTAGTATTTTTGACTCAACAATAGTATCAGCAAAAGCAGTGTGTTTTTCAATAAAATTAGGATCTTGAAACTCAAATCTAAAAACATTTTCAGCAGAAGTGGACAAAAATTTTCCAGATGCTGTTTTTGGTGCAGAGTAATTTTTTGGTGCAGACTTCGCCCAATTTCCCCAAATATCCATTAATTCAACAGAATGACGTAAAAAAGGTTTTTTCAAAATTCTTTGGCTAGTACCTTTTAAAACTCGACAATCAAAGCTTGCATTATAAGCACAAAGAATAACACGATAATTTTTTGATATTAAGCTTTGAATATGTAAATTAAATAATCTTTGACCGACTGAAAAAGTTGTAACCTTATGATTACCTTTTCTTTGATCTCTCGCATAGTTTGCAATTTTATTGTGATAATATGGTTTTTCAATACAAACAACATCTAAAAAATTTAGCGAAGCTTGACCTAAAATATTTCCTTTTTTATCTCTTGTTGTCCAACCTAAATCAAAAACTAAACCATTAGCTTTTGAAGTTTCAGTATCTAATACAATGTAAGCATTTTTTTTGATAGTCATTTTTTAAATTCCTTAATTAGTTATATTATATATATGGGTATTGACTAGGGATATTTCAACCCCTAGCCAAACTTTTTTTTTCATGATTCTAAAGAATCAACAAAATCTATTAAATCTTGAATAGATTCTTTTGTTGCTCCCATAAATCCAACAACAGGAAAAGAAACTTTTTCTTCAAGAACATTTAGAAGTTCTTTTTTTGTTGGTTCTTGAACCTTGTTAGACCTAGAGGTTTTTTCTTGAGCAATATAAACTCCCTCCCTAACAAGTTTTGATCTAACAGATCTTACAGATTTTCCAATTGCATCAGCAATTTCTGAAATCTCAGTTCCATTTTGGTAGTCTGAAACGATTTTATCTGTCATTTCAACAGAGTAGTTAATAGTTTTTGGCATTTGCATTCTCCTATAATTGCCTTGTTTGATTTAATATAATAGTTATAGCAGTTAAATTTGTATAAGTCAACCCTCTCTGTAAGTCCTTGATATATAAGGGTTTTTTTCGCCCTGATATAAGATTTTATATAACTAAATGTAGGATTCGTTTTAGTGTGTCGGCACAACATATAGTATTGCTTAACATGTTAAGCGAAAAAACCCTTTAAAATCAATGACTTAGCGGCCGGGGGCCTACGGCCCCTAGAATACCTAGAGCTGGTGCGTTGATAATGATTCTCATTATCAAAACTTCTTAATCTAACTCAATAATGGCAAGCCATAAAAAATATATGCTAGATATAATTAGACTAGTAACCATCATTTCCTTAAGATAAAAAGGATTTAAGGCATTTGTATTCCAAATTATATCTGCAATAGGTAACATTGCTAAGGCAAAAAGTATGATTGAAATTCTTGATATTAGTTTTAACATAGTAACTCCTTTAAGCTAGTATTATATATGCAGTGATTAGTTGACCAAAAAATATTGACCATAAAATATATTCTTTCATTATGCTAATCTTTCATTTAATTTGTTAGGATGATAAACTGTAACACCTAGTTTAGAAACTTCTTTTTTAACTTCTAAGTTATCATCAAACATAATCTTAGTAACTTTTTTAAACTGTTTTAGATTAAACAAACTAGCAAGTTGATTGCGTTTTAAAATTCCATCAGCAACCATGTTGCCAAAAGGTCTAGAAATAATCTTATGGGGGCATATGCCATTTTCCATTAAAAACTCATAATCTGCATAAGTCATATTTCTAGCAGTTTGAACGATTGTGTAATCGCCTTTTTTCTGTCTACGTCTAACTTGTAAAGCTAAAGGCAAAACCTTATCTTTAAAAATTTTGCTTGGAATCGCATTGTCGATCCAATTAGTAACATCAAGATTACCTTTCGAATCTGTATTAGCTCTATGCGAACTGTCTATTGTAGTTCCGTCTAAATCGAATATTGAAATTTGTTTAATCATTTTTTTAACTTTCTATTTATTTATTTAATATAATAGTTATAGCAGTTAAATTTGTATAAGTCAAGCGTCCTGATAAGTCATTGATATATAAGAGTTTTTTACGTTGATTAATTATTGATTTTGTAACTAAATGTAGGATTCGTTTTAGTCCTTGCATACCATATATAGTATTAGTTAACATGTTAAGGGTAGGGCGGTTATTAGGACTTGTGTTCGCTTGCTATCGCTGCGCCACCCTCCGCGGCCCCGAACTGGGAAATTTTGAAAATCCGAGGAGAAACTTGACAACCTCTCTCAGAGGAACTATACTATTTGTTAGAGAACTGATATGGAAAAATTTAAATACGGACCTATAACATATAACTGCGTTGACGAAGAAGATGATTCGGGTAACTATTACTGGGCTGGAGAACCTCCAGTTGCCTATGATCAATGGGGAGTACCTGTAGACAGGCATGGAAAGCAAACTTTACTTTAGATTGTCCTTTTCACCCCTTTTATACTTATGGAAGTGTTAGAAAAAGCAAAGTAGTTTCGCATATCAACATACCCACATCTACGAAATGCTATTTCGATTGGTGTGACGAAAACTTTGTTGTACCTAATGAACTAGCGTTCAAAAAAGATATATGCAAAAAAGCTTTTAAACGGGTAGGCGTTACTGTAGGAGTGTTAGCAAAACAAAATACACATTTGTTAGAAGCACTTAAAGAGGAGATAATGAGTATTGGCAACACGTAGAACCCAAATCATGGACGCGCTAGTTTCAGATTTAGAATCAAAGACTGATGTAGCTGCAGGAAATGTACACAAACGCTATAAATATTTAGATGAGATTAATGACTTTCCTTCTATCACATTTGTAACTCGTGGAGAAGACCGCGTGCACTACGGCGGTGCAAATAAATTTGCCCGCATATCAATAGATTTAAGAGCCTATGTTTTTGCTGAGGACCAGCTTGATGCCGCTGAACTACTCGCCTCAGATATAGAAACTAAAGTGCTAGATGTCTTTGCAGCATCACATAGAGCTAAAGAAGTAGATGAAGCGCTAGTGATAAGCTTTAGAACAGATGAAGGGCTAATGGCTCCGTACGGCATAGCTGATATGTCTTTAGTTATCACATATTCATTGGAAGGAAATCAATGACAGACAAAATCGTACAACCACTAACCACTGTAGACGCTCTAAACAAAAGTTTAGATGCGCCACCACTAGATCCTGTGTTACTGAGTATTGCAAACGACTATTTAGCTGGTCATGATGTTTCCAAGCTAAGTGAAGAGTATGGAATTAGCGAGGATCGTGTAACAGCCGTGGTAGAGAAAAAAGAAGTTAAGAACTATATAGATTCAGTGTTTGCTACTCAAGGCTATTTAAATCGAATCAAGCGAATCAACTTAATCAATCGCGTCATAGATCAAAAAATGGAAGAGGCGATGGAGACAGGCATATATTCAAAAAAAGATCTGCTCGACTGGATGAAACATCTTCAAGATATAGAAACTAATCTTAAGCCTAAAACAAATGGTCCAGCTGTTGCAGTCCAGATCAATAACTATGATAAGCTGATGAAAGATTTAATGGACTAAAGTCGACTAAGACTTAAAAATTTCGCGGAAAAAATGACACACCCCGCGGCGGAGGGCAAATGAGTATTATTAGAACAAGAGCGCTACATCATGTTGCCACTGTGCATGCTGATTGGACTCGCTTTATTGATCACCTACCTAGAGTGCGTGGAACAAAACAGCCAAGTGCAAAAGCTGCTACATACTTTGGAGGTCAATATCAATTTGAGCGTTCAGAGTTAGCAGACGAACAGAGGTACATCGGAGATGCTCTATGTGTTCGTCTTGGAGCCCGTCGATGGACTGTTAATCGTATTGATACAGGAAGCATAACCTCTCCTCATCGCGATGCTTTTACTCCTACAGCAAAAGCGCTTGGAGAAGGGTCAGCCTATGAGCGCGGAGACTTTGATCCGCATGAACGATACATTAGATATTGGATTCCTATTAACAATCGTAGCATAGGACAGTATTTTGAAGCTGAAGGCGTAAGAACGCTATGCGACTGGCGTGCTGGTGACGTGTTTATTAGCCCTAGTGCGCATACACACTGTGGAGCTACCGTCGGAACTGAGCCACGATACTTGATTATGGCAGATGGATTACAGAGCGACGAGGGAGCAGTGCATAAACCTTTTAGCA